GATCTGATCGTTCCTACAGCCTGCGATGGAGCCCATTCAAACTTCATCTGATACGTTTCGTCGTCAAGCCATTTGGTGGAGTCAGCGATATATGTTCCCAGTTCTTTAACCGCAGCACCGGAACCCTGTACGATAAGAGTCGCGGCATTGCCGATCATCTTGTTTCCTGCAGGGAGAAGGACATTGTCCGCATCCTCTTCAATGGTATTCTGAAAAAGCAGGATACCTCCGACCATGTTCTCAATCCTATAGTTATAAGGCAGGCCCTTGATAGGACCGAGCTCCTTGAAATATTCCTGGAAAAAGTTGGTAACAAGGTTATGCTCCTTTTCATGGTGCACGATCCTGTTGTTTTTATCCTTTAATACAATCTCACAAGTTCCTCTCATTCCGTCGTTACCTCCACCGTCTCTCCGGTCATGCTTGTTATAGTGAGTGCTTCGAGTACAGCGACCACACCCGAGAAGTCATCGCTACATCCGTCCGTGATCTCCTCGAACATCTCGCTCACCAGCTCCTCTGTCATGGTGTTGAAGATGTTGAGCTCAGGAATCACCGCCGGAGCCATATCACTGAAGTCCTCAGTGATCTTGATTATTCCATCGAACTTATCCGTAGCATACAGGTTCTGTCCGTAGATAGCCGCCTTGATGCTCATCTGTTTGATAAATGCCGAACCGCCGGTCATATTTAGCCGCACGTCAAAGTCGTTTATCTGCGTGTTCTGCAGGTTGAAGTAGTAAAGAAGATGCAGCATGTGCCGCCCGTCCATCCATACCTGCTGTGGCTCGTAGTCAACCACAAGCTCGGAGTTAAAGTAGTACAGCACCTTACCGATCGCATCCTTGTACGTGATGTCATCAACCGTAGTCTCAGCCTGCAGCAGTACCTCCGCATGGAATATCGCTGTTGTCGGCTGTGTACACTGGAATCTTATATTTATGATGGTCTTGGTTTCACCATCCTCAATCTTGATATCCGATGCATTTGTGAAGGAATAGTACTGGATCTTATTCTCTTCTCCGGACTTCATAATACCGGTCAGGTTCTTGTCTGTCTTCGATCTTGCAGATGCAAGCTCCGGGTTCTGTCCTACGCCCTTGATGGAGTAGTCATTCCCATACTTCCAATCATACTGAGTGATGCAGCTTATCTTATCACCGTCGGCTATGCCGTTTTTGAATACTACGATATCTCCCAGGTCATACGCCGGAGGACATATCATAGAGACCTCAAACGGCACGTACTCGATCACCGTCAAGGCATTCAGGACGGCCCTGCGCTGTTGCTCAAGCACATCCTCAAATCCTGTCTGTAGGAGTGGATTGGAGCCTAAGTTATACGTCAACCCGTCATCCGGAAGCACATTATAGTAAGTCGTGCTCTTTTCCGATATATTGACGATCGACATACCCGTGTATCGTGTCTCATAGTCTGAGAACTTCGAGCCTGTGATCCTGCGGTCGTAGTTTATCTCATCCACCGGATCTGTCCCATAAGTCCGAAGCTCAAGACGTCCCTCTCTGTTCATCACAGCAAAGGTTCCTGTGGTCTGAGCGCACCAGGCGACAAGATCACGCCAGGTTTCAATGTCGTTATCGACAAATACAGTCAGCTCTATGTTTCCATTCGGTAGTGACTGTATGTATTCCTCGGTCTGCGCAAGTTCTATCTGGCAGGCATACGCTGCCATCGACAGGAATGTATATATACTTCCCTGCATGGTCTTAATGGAGCACGATTTGTCGAGTTTGACCATGTTATCATATGCTTTGATCTCGACTCCGGAACTTATCCAGTCAGCCTGTTTGACGTTAAATACACCAAGCGGTACCGGTTCGTAGGAACCATCACCGAGCCTGAGCGAATGTATTGGCCGAACGATACTGTCCTGCCACTGATACCGTTCTATATCAAGGTCCATAAATATACAGCTGAGTTCTGCGGTATATACCGTGCCGATCTCGACATTATCGTTTCCGGAGCACTGATTGGTCAGTGAGAAGGATCCTTTTCCTATGTTGTCATTGGTATAGTCCACGCTCCATGAGCCGCTCTTAGATTCAATTGTCCCCGACAGCTTTCCCCGCTGTACAGGTCTGGCCATAGCGACCTTATAAGCGTCCGATACGTTATACATTAGAGTTCCTCTATCTCAACCTCGACCTCATACAAGCCGCCCTCATGCATCAGCTGCTTTCTCGCGTTAACCAGGTGTGTTTCTCCGGTGATCTTAAAAAAGCACTCTCTCTCGGTCAGCTGATTTCTGTCCGGATAATATGCTTCCACCATCACTGTGTCTTCGTTTCTCAGCGCCCGGAACCTCTCAGCCCATATGCCTGACAGATGCCATTTACCGGCTATCGTGAGCTTGCTCAGTCTTGTGACCAGCGCCAGCGTAGTGCCGGCCTCTGACTCTTTCTCTGTCATTATCTTTGTATCTTTGAAGGAGAGATTGCCTTCAGGTGTCGGCAACCACTCCCCGTTTACTCTTAATACATTAACCATCAGCGGCCTCCGCTTCTGTAATCACTTATCTTCTGGGCCTCAACGACCATGGTCTGAAGCCTTGTGTTGCCGAGATATATCGGGATGACTATGTCTCCTCCGTATCCTCCTGCGGCGACTGCGTTTGTGATCATATTCTGCAGTGATGCCGTACCTACTACTGCCTCGGGCCCGGCTTCGCCTGCACCGAGGAGCCGGCCGCCCATTGCTCCGAAGATGGTAGGACTGTTGAGGATCATACCTTTCTCCATGGCTTTTGAATACCAGTCCACGCTGAAGTGTGGCGTAGACGGAGGATCCAGTGAGAAGCTTCCGCTTACGCTGAAATGAGGCAGTTTGATGTCAGGAAGCCTCCAGTCAAAATTAAAGCATCCCTTCAGCCAGTCTATAGTGCTCGAGATATGCGACTTGGTGTCGTCAAACTTCTGTTTCAACGAGTCGAGCACTGACTTAACCTTGTCGATCGCATCCGACACATGAGACTGCATCGAGCTGAATTTCTCCTGTGCCGCACTTCCGAGGTCGCTGACCTTCTGCTTGACGGAGTCGAAGTTCGAAGTAGCTTTGTCTTTAAAGTCATTTACATTCGACTGCAGGTTGCTCATCGCATTGCCTACGTTCGTCTTCATGTTTTCAAAATGTTCAGATGTACGGTCTCTTAAAGTACCTGCAGCTTCCTGAACATTAGTAAATACTTCCCCTGTCTTCGTCTTAAAGTTCTCAAAGTGTTCGTTCGTCCGGTCAACGAAAGTACCGGCCGCTTCCTTGACGTTATCAAGCGAAGTCCCTACATTCGTCTTCATGGTCTCAAAATGCTCGGACGTGCGCTCTTTGAGAGTGTTCCCGGCTTCGATCACATTATTGAAGGTGTCACCGGCAGACTGCTTGATGTTATCCAGGTGTTCTCCGGTACGCTCTGCCATCACAGCGCCGGCTTCCTGTACATTGCCCCATGCGGTCTGCACATGTTCCTGGGTACGCTCGGCGAAAGTGACCGCCGTGTCTTTTACAAGTTCAAGTGTGCCGCTTATACCTGCATAATGCGCATACAATTCGGCATCATCCGGGAATATAGCTGTCCCGATCATCTTTCCGAACTCAGCGCCACCAAAGAAGGCAACTATTGAACTACCGACTGCAGCCGCAGCTGTTCCGACTGCCGTAGCACCACCTGCGGCAAGGGCTCCTCCGATATCCGCCTCCATGAAACTTGTGATCGCAGGTAAAGCACTTGACATAGAGGGCACTATATTCCCTACAGCACCGGTGATCGCATTAAATCCACCGACTACTTTAGGAGCAAGTGTCATAATGGTTCCCAAGCCGGACACGATCTTGCCGCCCACTATTAGTACGGGTCCGAGAGCCGCCACAAGAAGGAGTGCATTTGCAATTGCGGTCTGCTCTTCTGAGTCGAGTGAATTAAACCAATCTACTGCTTTCTGAATCCCGTCAGCGACTTTTGATATGGTCGGAGCCAGTGCTTCTCCCAGTGACTCGGAAGCCACGTCTATACTTGACTTAAGCTTTTCAAGCGAACCTCCGAAGCCGCTCATCATAGCTTCTGCCATCTCGTCTGTTGTACCGGCGCAACCCTTGATTTCTGTGGAAAGAGCCTGCACATCTTCCGGAGCTGTATTGATAAGTGCCAGCCACTTAGACATTTGGTTCTTTCCAAATATGGCCGATGCCGCTGCTATCTGTTCAGACTCAGAAAGATCCTTGAACTTATCATGAAGGATGCTCTGTATCTCAATAGACGACTTCATTGAGCCGTCTGCATTGGTAAATGCCGAGACGAATTTCCCCGAGATGGCATCCTCTGTCATAAGTCCGAGGTCTATCATTGCCTCTTTGCCCTGCTTCGCGGGGGCTACAAGCCTTGCAAGACCTGTCTTAAGACCATTGGCTGCCTCGGACGCCTCAATACCATTATTGGCCATAACTCCCATATAGAGGGCTGCGTCGTCAACGCTGTATCCGGCTGTCTTAAATACAGGGGCAGCAATACTCATTGCTTCTGATAAGCCATCTACATCCAAGGCTGATTTATTACATGCAATCGCAAATACATCCGCATAGTGGGATGTGTTTTGAAAACTGTCACCAAAACCATTGATTGTAGCCACAAGGCCGGCAGACACTGTATCCAGGTTACCGCCCTCCCCTGCAGCCAGATTCATCGACGGAGCGAGCGCAGCAGCCGCTTCCTCTGCCGTTAACCCGGCGCGGGCAAAGTTAAGTGATGCCTGAGCTGCGTCATTCATGCCGAATGTCGAGTTCATGGCAGCGTCTTTCATTGCCCTGTTGAGAAGATCAGCCTGCTCTTTGGTGTTACCCATCGTCTGATTGGTAAGAGTCATGGTCTTATCAACTTCGGCAAACTTCTTTACACTGACGGTACCGGCCGCAGTTAATGCAGCCGTAACCGGCTTGAGCTTCTGGCCGACGTTCTGCATACCGTCGCCGAACTTTTTGACCTTCTCGCCCGCAGCCGCTACCTGTTGAGCAGACACGGAGCCAAAGTTCCGCATCTCCTTTGTGAGACTCTTAATTTTCTGCTCTGTCTCTACGATCTCTCTTTGGAGCTTATCATACTCGTCGGTACCAACTTTGCCTTCCCGGACCATCTGCTGCTGAGCTTCTTTGAGCGTAGTCAGTTTGGTCTTGCATCCGTCGATATCCGTCTGTAGGAGCTTATACTTCTGACTGAGCAGTTCGGTGTTACCGGGATCGATCTTAAGAAGGTTATTGATGTCCTTAAGCCCACTCGTGCTCTGTCTGATTTGATCCTCGGATTGCTTAATGGCTTTGGTGAGCTTGGTGGTATCGCCATCTATTTCAATTGTAATTCCTTTAATTCTGCTACCTACTGCCATCTTTACTCCTTAAAACCTGTCAAAGTCTTCCTGTGTGGCCAGTTCTGTATAAGCATCCTCTGCCATATCATTAAGAGACTCTGTGATCATGTCATATATTACGCCTTCTTCCAGCTGCTCCATCTCATCAAGTGTAAGTCCCAGCTGTTTTGCCCTTAACAAATAAAGAGCTGATGTCAGCTCTCTGTCGGTTGGTCGGGATTTTTTTTTGCGTCACTGTTCGTTTCTTTGTTATTCAGATATATATCAAGGAGTTCTGATGAGTGCGTGCAAAATTCCATTGACGCAAAGTTCTCAAGCCACTCCAGGTAGTCTTCTTCATTTATGTTTGCCATATCGCTCGCTGTCTTGGCTGTAGCCTGTTTGTTCATGATGTATGCGAGCTTGGAATATACTGTATCTAAGGTATAATAATTTTCCGGCCTGTTCGGTATTGCGAGTTCTCTCAATACCTCTTTCTTGGTAAATTGGTAGTATCTCCATGATGTGGTACCGCACGCCTTAAAAGGCACCTTCTGCACGGATCCGTCCGCCAGTTCAAGTTCTAATTCCTTATACATGCTTCTCTCCTTTTCGCAAAAACCCCTGCCCGGAACCGAGCAGGGGCTGTATCCTTTTTATGTCTTACGCTGTTACCTCTATGATCTTTGTATCGTACTTGGTCGGATCCGAGTCAAGCTCAGCTGTGATCCTAGCATATCCGGCCGATACGCCTGTAACAACTCCGGCTGCTACTGTGGCCACATCCTCATCAGAGCTTGACCAGTTAACTGCTGCTGTAGCAGGCACGGTCACTGCAGTGAGGGTAAGATCCTCACCAACCGATACACTGGATCCTCCGGATATCGATATGCTCGTAGGCAGTGTATCCGGAACATATACTGACGAATACCAGTTGTTGTAAGCTGTCGGTGATGTAGCATCGCCCGATGATGCTTTAACGTACCTGACATCCTGGCCGCTTATCCTGAACTTGCAGGGTGCAGCTGTGACGGTCAGTATATCTGTCTTAACCTCGGTCGAATCCTCTCTTGTCTTCCCCTCCAATTTAGGACGGGTCACGGTGTTGTTGTATGCAACGTGCCTTATGGCATTCTTGTCACCGGTGAACTCAAACATGAGAGCGAAGTGTACGCTCTGTGAGTCTGCGTCCTCGAGAAGGACTCCGTTACTGTCCTTAACCTCGTTAAGGATTTCCTCCTTGAACCATTCAGGTATGAGGGCTATCTCGAGATCTCCCGAGTATCCGTTGTTGTTGTTTACCACGAAGTACTTGTCATCATCTGCGAAGAACTCTGTGGGATCACCTGACTTGTCTAACGACAGGTTAACTGCTCCGGGGATCTTCTTCGGAATACCGAATATCGGATACCCGTTGTCATCGAATGTTACCTTAGCCGCATGGACATTCTTAAGGCCATACTTTACCTTGTTACGCATTTCTTTTTCCTCCTTAAAGTTCGTATAGTGATTCGTACATGTCTTCCGAATCGATATAAGCCGTGTCTGCGGCTATTCTGTAATACAGTTCTGCTTCATCGAGCCTGGCGCTGATGCTCTCCATGATCTCGACCATCTCATCCGGTTCGGATGCATATACTTCCAGGTCAACGTTTTGCCCCGGATAGTAGGCTATATTATCCGCCGAAAAATTCTGAGGCGCTACGCGTCGATAGACCGCGAACGGTAATGGTACCGCTTCGTCTTCACGGAAGTGGTCGTATCTGTAGTCCGTGATAAGTTCATCCTCGACAAGCCGGTCGCAGATGTTTTTAACTATTTCATCCTTTCGCAATCTTCTCTATAGCCTCCTCAATATTCTTGATGGCATGCTCTTCAGCCGGTGCTATGTGCACTCTTGGATCTATGTATCCCGCTTCTCTGCCGCCTCGTTTAAGCACGTGACCTTTTTCCAGCAGATGAGTCAACTGATAGTCTGTCCTGTTGTGGATCACGACATCTGCCCTCATACGGTTGACTACCTCTTCTTTTACAGCCCAGCCTTTTTTATAGCGTCCCTTTTTCTTTCCATACCGGGATACAGGTGAGCCTGCTTTGACTTCCTGTTGTGCTATCTTGGCCACGCCTTTAACTGCCTGCTGTGTTGCTTCCGCAAAGTCATCGGCATATTCTTCGAGGATGTTTGATATAACGGTATCAAGATCTCCGATCTTACATCTTATCCTTGCCATCTCACTGCTCTCTTATCCTGACCTGAATGTTTTGCAGCTCCCATAGATCAACGTGTCTTTCCGGCTTCTCCTGAATACGCTGTATCCTGTACTGCTTGCCGTCTTCCGTGATCATGACAGCTATGTTCATCCGGTTGACTATGTTTGTGTGAGGCACTTTAATGAGCCTGTCGATCCTGTTTCCGGCAGTTGATTCCTGCGATTCGTAATACCGTCTTATGCCGACAGACTGTTCTTCAAATCTCAGCCTCACTATCGGTTCGGCACCTATCGTCCTATTCGTTTCAACGTATACTTCCACGATCCCGTCCGGGAATGTCTCAATCTTCTGATTTGGACGCATTGGCTACCTCCCATTTGATCCTCAGCCCGACTATGTCGGACTTGTAATTCTTTTTGAACTGATCGACCGCTCCGGCGCGATCGTATAGAAGATAGTTGAACAAGAGCTCCTGTGCGCGATAGTTTGTATTTTCACCGGCGTAGGCCGACGTATCAACGCCGGTCTTCGCCGATATATAACTTATGCCGCGCCTCAGCTGCCCTTTGAGCTTAGCATCGCTATCTTCGTCTTCCCATGTGATGTCCAGGAAGTTCTTCGCTTCAGTAAGAAGCTCATCGGATATAACTATGGCGCTCATCGCACTTACCTCCTGCTATTTTTTCTTCTTGGTTTCCTTCTTAGGCTCCTCTGCCTTCACATTTCCCTTTACGGAATCGCTTCCGGCAGCCACTGTGCTGTGTACTCTCATATCTGCCTCCTATTCTGCGGGCTCAAGGACGAGGTTGCTTAACTTATATGTCCTGCGAGTTACCTCGCCGCCCTTGTATGCCCTGAATACTATGCTCTGAGTGTCTTTGTTGGTAATCCTGAATACACAGTCCTTATCGGAATCAAGCACTATCTCGTTCGGATTCACCTGTGCTCCCACAAGCTGTACAGTCATCTTGTCAGCAGCGGGATCAGAGTCAAACGACAGTGCAAGGAAATTACCCTTCTGAAGTTCCGGATCTCCCGAAAAGCCTGTGAAGTCAGTTACGTAAGCAAGTGTACCTGTAATCTCGTTGCTGTTCACAGCCACATCGCTCTGCAGATCGCTGACCGTATACCCTAATACGCTTGCATGAACGTCAGCTTTAACATCCAAGCTTATTAAAAATCCGACGGATCCACAGTGATGACTTCAGGAATGAGTCTCTTCAGGCCGCTGATATCAAGACGCAGGAAGCTGTTGTTGTCCTTAGCGCGTCCATTTGCGTATGCAACGATCTTGTAGTATCTCTTGTCCTCAAGGAACTTGTAGTCGTCAGAGAACTGGATGCCCCTCTTGCCGCCTACGCCGAGGAAATACCTCTTACCCATACCGAGAATTGCTTCATCAGCTGCACATGCTACTGAAGGGATGATCTTTGTCGGATAAGGAAGCACGTCGTTGACATACTTGCCATCCGGAGTCATGATCGTGGTAGCGGGCAGTACGATCTTGTAGTAATCCTGCGGATTGCATACAAGGATAAGATCGCGGACTGCACGGCTCTTGCCCTGCTCATTAACTGCGAGCTGAGCTACGAGTGCACCGTATGAAGCAGGCTTAAGGTCTGTAACCTCAATGGCATCCTTCTGAGGATATACGCCGCCTACTATGGTCACATCGTCCTGTACCTGACGGTCCATACCTATAGGCATGTCCTTACCGGTACCGGTAACGATCGCGTTCTCGAAACCGATCGCCAGCGCTTCTGAGAGGCATGTCCTGATATAAGAGTCAAGCCAGTTAGCTCCAAGCTCAAGCATGTCGATTGAGATAGGCATCCATGCCGACAGCTTATTCTGTGTCATATCGATTTCCTTAAAAGCGGAGTCGATCTCTTTTGTTATAGCACTCTCAAGAGCTCCCCAGGTAGCATTGTCGCCACCGTCTGCATTAAGCAGTATCTTTGTAAGACCTGTCACTGCTACGGTGTCCACTGCAGCAAGAAGAGGATGCTCCTGCTTCATATCCTCCATAACCTGTGTGATTATGGTGAGAGGGAAAGTCTTGTCTGCATTTGTCAGAGCGTTCATCGGGTTGGTTGACCCTGCAGCCTTCATCTTGTCGATGAGGTTTGCGTAGAAGTTCCTCTCCTCAGATGTAAGCTGACGGACACCCCTCTGTGCGAGGATGGTAGCATCACTTACATCCTTCATGGCCTCTGCCTCATTCACGATCTGATCATGAATGTTCTGAAACATCTCCTGAAGACCTGCCTCGAAATCTTCCTGGTTGCCCTCCTTTGCAGCGTTAGAGATACGCTGTGCAATCTCGAGCTGTGTTGCATTCAATGCATCTTTGTTTATCATGTTTTACCTCCTTTGCCGTCTTTTCCGGCTTGTTAATAGTTATTCGGCTTCCTTAAATCCAAAAAAGCCTGTTGTATGTTCCACCTTTGCCGGATTCTGCGGCAAGGTATTGGTGGCTACGTTTTCCAGCCTTTCGACCGTCGCGCTCATGTGCTCAACGAGCTCCTTGAACCTGTCAAGCGATCCGTCTTCGCATGTGATCGACATGTCATATGTCAGATGTCTGACGTCGTTGTTTTTATTCTTAACGGCATTCATGATGCTCTGCATCGCATCATTCGTATAAGCGCCTTCTTCAGGTTCTTCGTCAGATATCTGCGTGGCAAATCCCATATCGAGAGCTTCATCCGGAGCTATCCAAGTCTCAGCTCTTAATAAATCCATGATCTCATCATCCGACAAACTTACGCCCGCCTCTTTGTAGCTGTTGACGATCGCTTCTGTGATCTTTCGAAGATCCTGCGCATCTTTTTCAAGCTCGTCTGCATTACCGATCGTAGCCATAAGTGCCTGATGTATAAACAAAAGGCTGGCCGGCTGCATAATCCTTGTCTTCCCTGCACAAAAGACTACACTTGCTGCTGAGGCTGCGAAGCCTTCACAGACTGTAGTCACATTTCGTCCTTTAAGGGCGTTATAGATGCCAAGACCTTCCTTGACTTCGCCACCATTGCTGTTGATGTGGACAGTGATGGCTGCATCTTCAGGTATCTCCTTCAGCTGCTTGACAAGTCCGTAACTCGACATCTCGCCAAGTTCTTCCCAAGCCCATGAAGTGATGTTGCCGAAGATGTAAATATCCGCCGCTTTTTCTTCCGGACGATACTCGAGAGTATAGTATTTACTCTTCTGATTCTTCATCCTTCTCTTCCTCCTTACTGTCATCTACCGGCGGTTGTTGCACCGGTGCAACTTCTTTATCCTCCACCCCATCCAGCAGTTCTTCTGTCGGGGAGTAGTTCTTGGTCATCCAATGTTGCCAAGCCCAGTCTTCATCGATCACGTCAAGGCCAAGCCTCATCCTTACATCATTAACGCAGAACGCTCCGGATCCTATCAGCTTGTCGATGGGATTGGCCACATCAAACACATCTGTATATTTGATCTTCGCAAGGTTCGGAGAGATATATGTATCAGCTGATACAAGTTTCTGTCCGTAGACTTTGCGGTTGATCTCGCTTTCAATGACTTCGACTAACGGCTTAACCGGATATGTCATAAATGTCTGAAAGTCCTTGTCGGTCATGTTCTTGCCGGTAAGGACCGATATTGGAATACCTATCGCTTGGGCTGTGTACTCTACAATGTCGTCCATCATATTTTTGATGTCGCGGGATCCTGTCAGGCTTGACTTTGTACTTCCTCCGGTCGTCTCTGTCTGTTCAAACTTGTAGCCTTCCCATAGAGGTAAAACTGCGTTAGCCTCCTTGAAGTACTTTTTAAACTTGTTATTTATAAGATCCTCGTAGTGCTCCTCGAAGTCAGCCTCTGCTTCGGCTGTGTCGGAGATGTTGAGAATACCTCTTGTGCCCTGGCCTCTTAAGAAGTTCCCGGTCGCGCTCTTGATCATCTGCGAATTGTTTGATGCAATAGCATCAAGCATCGTCTTGATCCGAAAGCCCGGGAGCGTGATGTGTATCACATCTGATGAGGCGAATGTTCCGGGGTATGACTCTCCTCTCACGACTACATCCGAGTAGATGTCTCCGTCTATGTGTTGGATCGTTGTAAAAGCATCCGCCACGTACCGGTTCCCTTTGCGCGTCTCAATGACCAACGCTTCCTGGTGCAGGTACAGTTCCGATATCAGCTGTTGAAAGAACTCTTCTCGCGTCTGATTCGGGTTAGGATCATAGTTCCATGACCAGTATTCCCGCGCTTTGACGTTCTTGCCGCGCCTTATGGTCTGCCATTCAACTGCAGCCACCGCGGAACCTATCTTCCGGATCGCAGCCCAAAAAGCCATTGCTTGGGTATACAGGCCTACGTCAATATAGGTGCTTCCTTCGTCCTCATTGAGGAAATCTGACACCTTGACGCTGCGCCCTGTTTCTGTGTCTTCGTCTGTTTTTTTGGTTAGCCATCGAAAAATGTTTAAAGCCATTTCTGCTCCTTAATACGAGACTGTAGGAAGGTATCTTCTCTTGCCTGACCGCCTCTCTATAATCTTGTCCTCTATCGTCATGGCGGCCACAAGCGCCATGAACGGATCTGTCTTCCGGCTCTTTGCTTCGATCTTGCCATATACGTAGTTACCGATATCTGCATCTCCGGATGTACCAAGCTTGCGTCCATACCGGATGAGTTTCGTATTGTTGGTCGCCCATCTTAATTCCGGAGCATCTCCCCACACGAAGTTCCGGTTTGCAAACACCGAATCGATCACCGGAGCTATTCTCATAACGTCTGATGGTCTGACCAGCTTCAGGTTCTTCTTTTCCTTGGGATCGAAACCGATCTCATTGAGTGCTCTCGCCATAAGCGCATACCGGAAGTCATCTATCGCTATCCCGCGTATCGTGAACATGGTCTTATATTCTGCGATATAGTCGGTGATGTATTCAGGATGTATCTCCACATCATCAACCAGGGTAAGACGGCCATTCTCGACCCATTCCTTCCACGGACACCTAAGCCGCGGGATATCTTTTGATGCTGTGCACATCCATGAATGGGATATGTCATATCTCTTGTCTCCCTGCTTAAAGTGGAGACATACGCTCACCCAGTCAGTGACTTTCGAAAAGTCGATCCCGGCCACGCAGTTCCATCCGGTAAGGTCCGGCAGCTCTATGTTGGTCGCCTTGATGTTTTCATAATCTGTGACCTTGATCTCGCTGGATCCGTCGGGGATGTTCATCCTCTTGGTCATAAACGCCGGAAGCCTTGCCGGGCTCTTGACCCAGTCCCTGTATTCCTTCTCAATCTCCTGGCGGAGATGTTGAAGGTAAGGCAGTGACGGGTTCGCCTTTTCCCAATTTGCCGGATCGTGGACTTCGTCCTTGCTGTCAAGTCGGCATATAAAAGGCAGCAACCCGTTGTCCGGTTCGCCGCCAAAAAGTATCCCTTCCGATGTGTCGAGCAGGTCGTCAAGCGGACCCTCCCTGACATCTCCGTTTGTAGTAAAGTAAGACCGGCGTGGATGCGGATGCTTTCCGAGGCCGGTCGTAAATACGTTTATGTTCGAGTAGTTTTCATATTGGTGGATCTCGTTAAAGACCACTATGCCGGAGCGCATACCATCCTTCCCTTTTGGGTTGTTGGTTCGCCCTCTTATCATCGCCTGAGTTTTTGTACACTCGACCGATTCCTTTAACCAGTGATAGTACTTCTTCAGCTTCTTTTTCTCAGGCGGGTCGGCTCCGTCGAATGCCGCGACTATATCCAGCACCGGCCGGAGCGCCTGTTCTTCATTATTTGCACATATGTCAACGTCGTATCCCTTGATCCCATTGAACGGTGATGCAAGTATCGTCGACTCGAGGGCTATCGTTCCGTCTTTTCCGGCGCCTCGGCCGATCATGCAAAAAAGATCAGGCCAGCGGGGTATGCTCGAGTCTCTGTAAAATGCGCAGTCATGAAGCGTGATCACAAACCGCTGCCAGGGGAACACTTCCTCGAATGGAAAATACTTGGCCATCCCGAGATATTTGTCAGCCAGGTCGTCATCGACATATATGTTTTCGTTGTCAAAACACCACTTAATATGATTGACAAGAGCCTTAATTTCCTTCGAAGTTCGAAGCTTTCCGGATTCAACCAGCTCCATGAACGGAGTGATGTGCCGGCTGTATTTAGAGGTCGATGTTTTCGTCATCCTCATTATCCACTACCACAAGTGATGGTTTAATACCGAGGCTGTCGAGGATCTTCAACATCTGAGCGTTGACTTTCAGGGCTGCAGCAATGCTGTCATTCTGCTTGTAACCTTCCTGGCCGCCGCCATTGCACCAGTAGCAGGTCACCCCCCTCTCCTCTATGTCCTCGTAGAGAGAGTTCTTTGTGTCCCAAAGGCGCATGTAATCCTCGATCAGATCGAGATAGTACCTCGACGTATTACCATTTTTTTTAAGTTGCTCTTTCAGATCATTTTTTATAGTGTTTCTGTTTATTTTTCCTTTTTGCTTCATCTCAGACCACCCTCACGTGAAAAAAGTGATTTTTCTTAAAATGTCGAG